TTCAACGAGCAAGCAGATCTTGCTTGATATTAGTTGACTTCCGCTGTAGTTTTGTGATATAATAGTCGGATAGAAAGGAGTTTTATATGTCTGATAAGAAAGCCCCGCAGGTTGTAGGTCTCATCGGAGATCGTGTCTGGTGTAATGTTGGTGTTACAAAAAATCTTGGAAACTATAATTCTCTTAAAGTAGATGTCGGTATGGCTTCCGACATAATTCCCGAGGAAGAGACGCTTCAGGAGGCAAAAGAGAGGGTCCTCGTCGAAGTACTAGACTATTTGAATGCTGCAGTCGAAGCTGCCCTTCAGTCAATCCAGTAACATGATTCATACAAGTCGTCCATTAAGTGAAGACGAGAAGAAATGTAAAGATTGCGATCTTTACTTAACATGTTTGTATACAAACAAGCTGGATTACACGGGACCCGAGCATCCGGTTTTCCTGTTGGTGGGAGAAGCCCCGGGAGAAGAGGAAGATCGTATAGGAAAACCTTTCGTAGGTAAAGCAGGTAAGATTCTGCACAAGGTATTGTCGGAGTGTGGCTACGAAAGGTCCGAATACGGGATAGTGAATAGTATAAGATGCTGGCCCGGCCCCGGGAACCCCACTCCAAAGGAAAAGCATATTTCGGCATGCCGCAAGTTCTTGCTAGAAGATGTCGCAAGTCTGAAACCAAAAGTTATTATTATGCTTGGAAACGTGGCTCTAAAAGCTTTGACGAGAAAGTCGGGAATAACCAAGATCAGAGGTTCCGTATGGGAAGAAGATGGAATCTACTATGTACCGACATTCCACCCGTCTTCAGTGAATTATGATCCTAGTAAATTAAGTATTATTATTGAAGATTTTAATAAGGCAAAACAGATAGCGGAATCCGGCATCAAAGTCGCTACTCATGATTGGAAAACCATTCTTGACTTCAATGAAGCCGTTGATTTTCTAGAATCAATAAAAGATAGACCAATAGTTTATTTCGACTATGAAACTACAGGTTTAAGGCCTTGGGATGATAGTGCAAGGATTCTTGTGGTTTCTTTATGTGCCGAATTCGGCAAGTCGGTATGCATTCCGATATACCACAAAGACAATCCTTTCTTGGATAAAGCCGATTCTTTCATTGAAGAATTCAAGAGATTCATATTGTACAGAAATGATAAGAGCCTTCCAACCAATGCTTTTAATGCCGTATTTGATTATATGTATGGAAACTATCTATATGATATTCCATATCCATTACTTGATTTCGATCCAATCATAGCTTCCAGATTGATCGACGAGGAGTTAAAGAATCCATCGTTGTCTCAATTAACTTGGATATATACCGATATAGGTGGATACGATTCAGAATTATATCGCATGAGGGATGAGAATAAGTCACTATATCATCCAAACCATGGCGGATCTTACGAGAACTTCGATCTTGAATTTCTAGGAAATTATGCTTGTGGAGACGCCGATGCTTCGTTCAGAATAGATCAGATCTTTCGCGAGAAGATACATGCGGAAAATCTAGAACAGCTTTTCAATGAAATCGTTCTCCCGGCTTCGTATTCGCTTATAGAATATATCAAGAACGGACTTAAAATAGATAAGAATCTGCTAGACAAGCTTGAAGATAAGTACTTACGAAGGCTCGTCGAGATAGAAGAAGATTGCAAACGATTGCCTGACGTAATAGCTTGGAAGGAGTTTAGGAATAAGTCAGGTAAGCCGGTAGAAGAATTTTCTCTTACGAAGAATGCTCATGTCGGCGAAGTCTTATTCCAGGTAGCCAAGCTTCCGGTCCTTATTACCACTCCAGGAGGGGCTCCTTCAGTTAGCAGTGATGCTAGAAAATTATTGCAGGGAAAGCATCCTTTAATTGATATGCTTGAAGAGCATGCTTCCGTAGCCAAGATTTATTCTTCGTATATCAAGCGATGGTCTGAAAAGCTTGACAAATATGGGATACTTCATCCCGAATATCGTCTTGAAGGAACGGTAACGGGACGTCTGTCGGGAGACATGCAACAGATCCCGCGAACCGATACCAATCCCGAGATAAAACGACTTATTGTCAGTAGGTTCGATAATGGACTAATGCTAAATGTCGACGTAAAACAAGCCGAACTTCGTATGGCCGCTATTGTATCGAGAGACGAGAACCTTTCCAGAATGTTTAGTGAAGGCAAGGATCCTCATGCAATGGCTGCATGCTTAGTTTATGGTCTTGATTATGATAAGTTTATGGCTAAGTTGGAAAACGGAGACGAGGATGCCAAACGACTTCGTACGGAAATGAAAAGTGCTGTAAGTTTTGGTCTTCTATATGGGAGACAAGCTGAGGCAGTGGCAAAGGAATTCGGTTGGTCCATCTCGAAAGCCGGTAAGTTCATACGGGATTATTTTGCTATGTTTCCAGGAATTCTGAGGATGATTGAGAAGTCACGCATATTTGCGATGAAGCATGGATACATGCGGAATATCTTCGGAAGAAAAAGAAGGCTTCCCGAGGCTTCGCATGCAGCTAACGTATCAGAATATGAAAGAGAAAAAGCCTTGAGGAAGGCTGTTAACTTCGTAATCCAGTCATCTATGCACGACTTGATTCTTTATGCATCCCACAGAGTATGGTCAGTCTTCAATGAAATGAAACTTAATAGCAAACTCTGTGGAGAAGTCCATGATTCATTGATAATCGATGTAATTCCTGCCGAACTGGATACGGTAACGACGGTATTGGAAGTCGTCTTCGAGGACATCCCGGCTCAATTCCCCAGGATTACCATCCCGATTGAAATTGAAGTATCCGTCGGGCCGAATTTGGCCGACCAGAAAAAAATCATAGGTTAGTATTTACAAAGACACTCGTCTTGTGGTATAATGTAAGTGCAAGGAGGAAATATGGAGAAAATTAAGACCCCTACAACTGAGGTAGTGGAGATCGATGGAGAGACGTATCCTATCGATCTGTCTATTTTAGAGATCCCAAGCAATCCCACGCTTGAGGAGCTCAACAGCATCGCGGCGGAGCATCCGATGCTGTATGCATCATACGGGCATTTGCTGGCTAAGGCCCATTTGCAGCAATCTGCCATGGAAGCAAAGCGGGATCGGGTATGGGCGGAACTCTACTTGGATGCCAAGAAGTTCGGTGTCCCGGGATTGGAGAAGGTTACCGAGAACACCATCGAGAGCTACATTACAACTCATCCCAGGTGGATTGAAGCCGAAGAGAAGGTAGCTTCGGCAAAGTTCGTAACCGCAATCGTTCAGTCTGTAGTAATCGCGCTGGCTAAGCGTGGCGATATCATCTCTACACTTAGTGCAAACGTTAGGCCGACAGGGGCCTTGTTATAGGAGGGGATATGGACAAAGCCGTATTGGAAAAAATCAGAAAACAATATTCCGGCTACCGGAGTGGTAATCAGAACAAGTTTGACCGATTGGTTTGGATCCGGGAAGGCAAAACTTTTGTTAGATTCTTGCCGAAGCCCGAAGCTCAGAACTTGCCTTACGTTGTTGGTGGTGTGCATTTTAGTGGTGTTCCTCGGCCGGAGAGATGCCCGAGGTTATGTACTTCCCATTTGGCCAAGCCTTTGCCTTGTCCTATCTGCGAATTCGCTGCAAAACTAGCCGATTCCGATGATCAGACCGATAAGGACTTGGTTAAGACACTGTGGCCGGTCCGAAGGTTCTATTGGCAAGCTCTAGTCAGGAAGTCAATTGGTCCTGACGGAAGGAGAGAGGTTCCTGACAAGAAGCCAATGGTTCTTGAGCTTGGTATTCGTCTATGGGAAGAGATCGTCGGGTTCTACTTTTCTGAATCCGAGGCAGTAGATTTGTCCGACGCAGATCCTTCGGATATTTTGGAATTTGATGATCCTTACGAGGGCCATGACGTTATTCTGAAGCGATGGCGGACTTCGCAAGGAGCGTGGATGTCAAAGGCCGAGCTGGTTATCAAAAGTTCTCCTTTGGATGAGGATGAAAGCGAGATTCAGAGGATCCTGTCGGAACAAGTAAATCTCGACGAATACGTTCCGTCTCTTTGCCGATCCTATGATGCTATTGAGGCTCTTATGAGTGGTAAGGAAGCCGACTTCAAGGAGCCGGAAACAGAAGATCTCGACGAGGAAGACGAAGTATTCGATGAAGTAACTTCCTCTAAAAAAGAAGAAGACTTCGAAGAACCTGAAGAGGAAGAGGACGAAGAAGATGAATCTGTTGTAAAGAAGTCTAGTGTTGTTCCTCGTCATAGTTCTGGTGAAAAGAAGCCGGACAAAGAGGAGCTCAGGCAGCTGATTCGTGAGCAGCTTAAGAAGCGTGGAAAATGAATATTGCCGACGAAATCAGAAGCCGTGGTCTATCCATAATGAAGTTCGGGGAATCGGCCCGAGAGGCCAAGTGGTTCGACTTAGGTATTCCTTGTGTTAATGCTGTATTTGGAAGTTTAAAAGGGATGCCGTTGGGACGAATTGTCGGAATTCGTGGGGGTGAATCATATGGAAAGTCGGCCTTGGCTTATTGGTTAGGGGGGATCTTCCAAAAGAAAGGAGGTTTAGTATTTTTAGCCGATGAAGAAGCCTCTTTTTCTCCCGATTGGGGAGAGGTCTTAGGACTACAGCCCAACGATAGCTTGTTTCTAATTACAACCGGAAGCAAGCAAGTAGTCGAGGGAGGAAAGAAAAAGAGTGCTCCGGAAGCATTGGAAGATCTCCTCTTGAAATTCGAGTACATTGTTCAGCTTCTCAACGAGGAGGCAAAGGACGTACCGGCTCTTATCATATGGGACTCTGTTGCCTCCACGTTGACCCGTAAGGAGCTGGAAGGCGAGTACGATAACGAGGCCATAGCCGAGAAGGCTAGAGTGCTTAGTAGGGGATTGTCGAAGCTGCATAATGTACTTGTACCATCGAACGTGGTACTTCTATTCGTGAATCAACTTAGGGCCAAAATCGGGACATATGGGCCTTCTTCAAATACGATGCCGGGCGGTAGGGCATTGCTCTATTATACGTCGGTATTGGTAGAGGCGGCTAGGACTGCTAAGCGGGTAGGTTATATTGTCTGTAAAGCAGAAAATAAGAAGAATAAAGTAGCCCCTCCTTTCAAGAGCTTTTCATTCAAAATTGATTTCAGTTCGGGGATTATTGATGTAAAATGAGATTACTAGTAGTGGATGCAAAGAATTTATTGTTCAGATTATGTAATCGTGTATATGACGATGGTGGCATTGTACTTCCATTCGTAAATTCGCTGAATGCTATTAAGAAGAAGTTCAATACTTCTGAAATAGTTTTAGCTTGGGATGGTGGAGTTTCCGAATGGAGACGTAAGTTGCTTCCATCGTATAAGTCAGGAAGGAGATCCGAGAACAAGGCCATAGACGACATATTGGAACAGGGTAGAATTATCAGAAAGGTCCTTGGTAATGCCGGTATCCCGTCATTGCATCGGGAAGGCATAGAAGCTGATGACTGGATATTTGCAGTCCTTTCAGTATGTCTGGAAGCCGGATGTAATGTAATAATTTTTTCAAATGATCAAGATTTTTATCAGTTATTAGATCATTCTGTTATTTGGAATGGAAAAGAAGTGAAGACCGATAAAGAATTCGTATCGGAGTTTTCATTCTCTCCCTCGGTTTTCCCGCAATATAGAGCCATTGTCGGTGATGCAAGCGATAACATCTTCGGAGTTCCTAGAATAGGGAAGTTGGGAGCTAAGAACATTCTGTCGGAATATGGTGACTTTTATAACTTCTTAGAATCCGGTCGAGGTAGTAAGTACTATGATTCCGTAGTTAATCATAAGGACAGAGTCGAGATGAATATATCTTTGATAGACCTCAGCAAATTCCCGGAGAAGGATGTTTTACATGACCATGTAGTGGACTTATTGGCAGGTCCAAGTGACTTTGACTTTAAGTCCGTAGTTAATGATATCAATAATTTAAGCTGCAGGACCATTACATTGCACAGGATACTGAATTCAATTCAAGAGATTCGGGTATGAAGATAGGCATTTTTTCAGATATTCATATTCACAATTGGAAAAGGTTTGCCAAGCCTTCGACATTATATCTTGGAATAAATTCAAGAGCCGAAGCCTGTCTTGAAGTATTGTTTCAAATCGGTACTATTGCCAAAGAAGAACCGCTCGACTGCATATTGTTTTGCGGAGACTTCTTCGAATCGAGAGGAAATGTATCAATCCCATTGGTAGTAGCATCCAAGATAATCCTTTCGGAAATTCTCGATATTTGTCCTATTTTTGCAGTTTCCGGTAATCATGATTTAGTTGGGGCATCTTCCGAGTCTATATCGGCATTGAATATGTTTGACAGCTTGAATTCTGAAAATGGATTTACCATATTGGATAATCGTATAGTAGGTTATCGAGAATTAAGTATAGCCGGGATTCCAAATGGGTCAAGCTTATCTAGGCTTGATGATGAAGACAAAAAAGGCAAGATTCTTATAATGCACCATCATGTTACCGGAGCTAGAATGTCTTCTTCTTCAAGCATGATGGTAAAGTCTGATATATCGATTGAACAGATTGAAGAATACATGGAAAGGTTCGGGTATTCCTATTGTTTTATCGGGGATATTCATACTAGGCAAAAACTGGAAGACAACATTTGGTATGTTGGAAGTACTCTGCAACATGATTTTGGTGAGACTCAAAATAAGGGTATCCTTATATTGGATACCGACAAATCATCGATTGAATTCAGA